TTGCACTCGGCCCATTTGCGGATCATGGTAAGTCCGCTCAGAAGTATTGGCCCAAACTCCACGCAAATCCTTATGCATCCCATTGTAACGAGTGTTTGGATCGGTTAGCTCAGTCCCGCTGCTCTGCTGTCTATTGTTCTGCTGGCTTTTTTGATAAACAGGCGCCACCAAGCCCAAAACTGCGTGTATCAGACGGGTAATTTGATAGAAGGGAATGGAATTGATTGCATTTTGCAATGTTTTCTATACTTGACGTTGCATTTTGCAATGTTGTATAGTTATTCCACTCGATCCAAGCCCTCTAGCGTTACCAGCGCAATAATGAGGGCTTTTCTTTTGTACCAAATTTCCTTCCAAAAATCTACCCTCTTATCTGTCAGCCAAACCGGCCATAATTTTTGCGCGAAATGCCATATGCCCTTCTGCTACAAGATCAGAGTAATATCGCCAGTCCTCGTTAATGCCCGGGTAATAACAATCCTTACAGAATTGACAGCCATAAACCTGCACAGGCTTCCGGCATTGGTAGCAGTTGCCTTCGTTGTTCGCACCTAACAAATCGCTCAAAATCAGACCTCCACTTCGTTATTTACCCGCCTAAGTCTAATTAATTTATTCTTCCTCATAGTCTGCCAGGCAACACTCTGACACCCATACGCCTGTATGATGAGTCCCTGACTTTCCATGCGTACAATGTGTCCCGGCATAATCAAAGGTCTCTTCCACCAATTCACACGGCTCACCACACTCTGTACATATATAATCCATCCTCACCTCGTCTGTCTGTCTAATAACTTTAGGCGCGTTTACGCTTCTTAGCTTCAATGGCAGCCACCCGCAGCCCGTACTCAACACCACTGTTATAGTCATATCCGTCTACAGCACCACATTCGGCGCACTTCTGATCTAATAAGCCCTCTAGTTCTTCTAAAGCATCATTCCATCCTGCTCGATAACCTGACATATACGGCTCTACTGGCTGCTTAGTTGTGGCCTTATGCCATAAATCATCTAGTTCATCCTGAGTTAAGCCTGTCGATGTTTTGGGTTCTCGCCTCATTGATCTAACCCTTGATCTTGTATCATCTGATCTTTCCAGTCTTTTCTGTAATATTGAATATCTTTTGATAATGCTTTGATAATTTCCTCCTTCCCAGCTAATTCAATCTGGAGTTGGTCAATCAACTCTTCAGCACTGCTTACATCTCTGTAACCAAGTGGATCGTTCCATTCCGCCAGCAACTCATCAAGTGACTGGGTGTTAAAACTTTTCTGCAAAATTGTCATCACTTCACCCCTGCCTGTCTAATAACTTAACGTTATCAATGATGTTATGCCCCCGTCTTTTTAGCATACAAATCTTGTCCTGCTTCCCATGCTTCTCTAATCTGCCTGGACACAGTGCCCAATTGCGACACATGCAAACTAAGATAAATATTCACACAGGCATGCTCCGCATCGCTGGTTGGTGAGCGAGACATTGGCTTATAAAAGCTCGTTCCTTCATCGCCACTAACCACCTCAACATCGCTACCACAAGTCGGACATTTTTCCATGCTCATCACCTCACGCGCCAGATTCCAGGTTCAAACACCCCGCAGGAGTGACCTTCCCGCCACCAAGACATTACAAATACCCCGCCCGCTTAACCGCCTTCACCGGGTATTTCTCCGCGTTTATCAATATCTTCTCCTTAGCCGCATGGACTAAATCAATATCAAGTTTATCCGCCAGCATCACCAGATAAATAAATACGTCTGCTATCTCTTTTTCGACCTCTAGTGGCTCTGCTGGCTCCTCCCCGACATCTAACCATTGGAAATGAGATATAAGTTCCCCTGTTTCGCCTGACAGGGCCATAGCTAGATTTTTAGGAGTGTGGTATTGATCCCAGTTCCTGGTGTCTCTAAAATCCCTTAACTCCGCTTGTAGTTCTTCTATTTCCTGGTACATCGTATCACCTCCATATCTCCAATTTGATCATAGTAAAGATCTAGCAATTGCACCCCTGTATTAAATCTAGGCTGCTGAGTCTCACCCCTAGCTAATCGGTTTAAATGCCTCCAATCGCATCCAATCTCTTTAGCAACCTGTGAAAGTGGCTTATAACCACGTAGTTTAATAGCTACCATCTGCCAATCAACCATGACACCACTCCGGCACTATCATCTCCATATCTGGGGCATAATCAATTTTTTCTACCTGCGCACCTAATACGCTCCGCTTGGTCAGATCGCGCATGTGGGCCATCATAGCCGAGGCCATCTCTTTATGCTGCTGATCTTTACGTCGAATATTTTCAACTACTGCGCCTTCTGTATCTGCACTGACAATATAAACATGCACGTCCCGCAGTTGCCCGAATCGCCACTGTCTGCGAATTGCCTGATAAAATGCTTCCCAAGAGTCAGAAAGGCCAACAAATATACAATGCCTGGATGATTGCCAATTCATGCCAAATCCAGATATCTTTGGTTTGGTGATAAGTCCCTTTATTGCACCATCTGCAAATGACAACATTGATGATGATTTATGCTCATCTTTATCTGATCCCTTAACCTCCACGGCGTCATTAATTAACTCTTTTAATAAAGCAGATTCATCATTAAGGTGACACCAGATAACAGCAGGCTCATTTAACCCATTCACTATCTCTGCGGCCTTTTCACATCGCGCAGCAATACTATTTTTTCTTGCTCGATTCCTATCTAACAATGATTGGGCAGGCTCAACAAACAATGTTCCCTCTGCCTTGGTTTCTATTACGTGGTCATGGTAATAAATAGGCGGTAAATCATACTCACTACCATCGAAACCTAAATCTGCTGGGGATTGTAGGAAAATAGACCATGTTGCCAGCCACTCCCAAAACCTTGATTTTCCATGCCCCTTCAGCCTCCATTTACTGGTATCTGATCCGTCATGAATAAAAAACATAGCCAACATTTCCACTTGGGACATAATCCCTAAGAACTCTGATTGAGTCCCCAGTTCCATATAATCATTAGGCGATGGGGTTGCAGTACAAGATAATTTATATGGAGTATTGATAAAAGCCGTGGTTATATACCGCCTCATTTTCCCCTGCATACCCTTGAGAATAGACGATTCATCCAACACCACCCCAGCAAACTGATCTGCATCAAAATGAACCAGCTTTTCGTAGTTGGTGATATAAATCCCAGGCCCATTGATATCGTCATCAATTGCAGCCAGGTTTATTTTTATTCCAAACTTATCGCCCTCCCTGATTGTCTGATGGCTAACAGCCAACGGCGCTAATATCAATACTGCCCCGCCCGTATGGTTTACTACCTGATCCGCCCATACAGACTGCGACATAGTCTTACCAAGGCCGGTATCGTGGAATAATGCGGATCTGCCACGCTTACATGCCCAAGTGACAGATACCCGCTGATGGTCTTTAATCTCAGATGGATAAGTAGATTCATCAGGATTAAATCCAGCAGATTGATCGCTAATTTGCTTATCTCGAATAAAGTCTGAATAAATCATGCTGCAAACATCTCCATTTGAATTTTATTAGCACTTTTCATATTCTTTTCAGCCAGGGCGTAATATGAGGCTTTCAACTCAGCCCCGATAAATTTCCTGCCTGTCTGAATTGCCACATAACCCTCGGACGCAATACCCATAAATGGACTCCATACCGTGTCTCCTGGATTGCTCCATAACTGAATAGCTCTTTCAATTACATCCAACTGTAGCGGGCAGATATGTCTTTCGTCATTTCCATCCCTGGCAGTTCGGTATTGCAATGTATTAGTTTGATTAATATCCATCCATATAGGTGATGCGTAACGCTGCCATACATCAATAGGCGTGGCAGTATCGTTAGCTCTAACATACGCCCTGCGCCCATCTCCATACTCAACCGGATTAAAATGAGCAGGCACATCTTCCCCGACAAAATACTCAAGAGGGCCGGATACTCGCTCTGGATTCTCTCCGGGTTTGCGCATAACAACCAGATAATCAGGGATGCCCTGCCTGCTCATAGCAGAGTCTTTCAATAATTGCTTATGGAGTAACCCAAGCGCCTTAGTACGTTGCATAGCAACTACTGGGTCTTTCCATATACATACCTCAGAGTGATAATAAAATCCTGCGGCTTGATATGCCCGGATTATCTCTCCCCGAAAGTCACGGATACCGATAAACCCATGATTGGTTTTGCTGGTTGGGAGATTCATACAATGGATAGCGACCAATCTACCCGGCATCATTGCTCGGAATTGTTCTTTAATCAGGTATTTATAATGCGTCCAGAATTGGCCTGAATCTGCGCTATTACCCATATCGCGATCACTATTACTGTATGTGTAAAGAGATTCAAACGGTGGGCTGAATACACTCATATGGATAGAATTATCTGGTAGCGTTTTAGCTACATCTATCGTATCGGCATGATAAATTGCATAATCATTCGTAATTGTTTGATTAATAATATCCATTACAAATACCCCGCCCGCTTAACCGCTTTCAGCCCGATCTCGCGCAGGTATTCAGCCTTAAACATGCCTTTGTCGTAGGCCGCTTCTTCAATAGCGTCATATTCCTTTTCGGTCATTCTGATGTTGATGTTCTTGAATGCGGGCTTCTTGCGCTGTTTCTTTGTCATAATTTCCTCCTGATTAACTGTTATCCCGACTATAGCAACTAAATGATAGTATGTCTATTATAAATTTATAATAAATAATTATTGCGCTATCCCTTTGTACCTGCTATATTCAATTCACCAATCGAAAGCAGGGACCACACAACATGACC